AAAGTACCAATATTGAATTTAGATACTGAGATGATGAAAGAAGATCATATAAATAGAATTTTAGCAATGATGACTGAGATTGATATCAACAGTATTGAAACTGGTAAATTTGCTCAGTCTCCCAATAAGAAAAACAAAATACAAAAAGCAGCTAAAGACCTAAAAGAAATGGGTATCTACCACAAGTCGATTGCTGGACAGCCTTTTGAAGATCAAATCTCATTGATGAGAAGATGGTTAATTAAAGAGGTGGGATTAAATGAAGATGGTACAGCTAAAGACTGTGTAATATTCTACGACTATTTAAAATTGATGGATAGTCAGGGTATGAGTCAAGATATGAAAGAGTATCAGGTTCTTGGTTTCATGATGACTTCTTTACATAATTTTGCCACTAGATACAAAGTACCTATTGTAGCATTCGTACAGCTAAATAGAGATGGCATTACAAAAGAAAGTACAGATACCGCTAGTGGTTCTGATAGGATTATTTGGCTGTGTAGTAATTTTACTATCTTTAAAAGAAAGACAGATGAAGAAATAGCAGAGGATGGACCAGATAACGGAAATAGAAAACTACTACCTCTAGTAAGTAGACATGGTGGGGGTTTGGACGATAATGATTACATCAACTGTAACATGAAAGGTTGGTGTGCTAAAATTAGCGAAGGTAAAACCAGATTGGAACTAATGCAAAAGCCTGATAGTATTGAGGAGTTTGATGAAAACAGTGAAGAAGCAATCCCATTCGAATAAAAATCAACAACAAAAATTAAAAATACTCTGCGATAATTTATGTGACAAAGCAGAAGATTTGTTTGATTATTTCGAAATTGACTATAAGGACAATGGTAGATTTTATAGCATGTGTTGTCCTATTCATGGTGGAGATAATCCATCAGCAATTAATATATATCCAGAAGGGGAATCGTACAGAGGTAATTGGAAATGTAGAACACATAATTGTGAAGAGGTTTTTCAGCCATCTATCATAGGTTTTGTGAGAGGTCTGCTGTCTAATAAAAAGTACAATTGGTGCAAACCTGGGGATCAAGCCTGTACATTTAAGGAAACTTTACAATTCTGTGAAGAGTTTACAAATACAAAACTGCAAAATATTAGAATAAATAGAAACCAACAGAGCAAACATAAATTCAATATTGCTATGAAGTCTATGCAAAAAATAGACAATACAGATAAGCCTGTGGTAACTAGAGAAATGGTTAGAAGCAGCCTGTCTATACCTGCAGATTATTATATCGACAGAGGATATAGTCAGCAGATAATGAATAAATATGATGTGGGTCTATGTTCTAACCCTAAAAGAGAAATGTATAATAGGGTAGTTGTTCCTATTTATGACATGAATTATGAAACTATGGTGGGGTGTACCGGCAGGAGCATATACGAAAAATGCGATAAGTGTGGTGGCTTTCATAACCCATCGAACGACTGTCCTTCTGCTGAAAATCTATGGAAGTACTCTAAGTGGAAACATAATAGTGGCTTTAAAACACAAGAGTATTTATATAACTTTTGGTTTGCTAAAGAACATATTAAAAAAGACATGTATGTTATATTGGTAGAAAGTCCGGGCAACGTATGGAAATTAGAAGAAAATGGTATACATAACAGCGTAGCCATATTCGGCACAAATCTAAGTAATCAACAAAAGCTACTATTAGATTCTAGTGGTGCAATGTGCATATTTACTATTATGGATAATGATGATGCTGGACAAAAAGCAGCTCAAAATATTTATAAGAATTGCAATCGTACTTACAATGTTTATAATATAGAAATATCTGCTAATGATATTGCTGATATGTCGCCCGATCAAATTGATGTGCAAATAAAAAAGACTATACAGGAGTATTTATGATTATTGCGTTTGCTGGTAAAAAACAATCTGGTAAAACTACATCTTGTGAATTTGTTAAAAATTTGTTTGATGAGCACACACCTCTAGGATGCTCACAGATATACAATTTTGCAGATCCTTTAAAACAACTTTGTATAAACATATTGGGCTTAACAGAAAAACAATGTTACGGTACAGACGATAACAAAAATGAGCTTGTAGACTGCTATTGGCCCGGTATTGATGCACAAATGACAGCCAGAGAAGTACTCCAGTATGTTGGAACGGATGTTTTTAGGAGAATGCAGCACGATGTCTGGGCAGCAGCTACTATCAGATTAATTCAAAAACACGGGAGAGGATTATCCTTAATTGCTGATTGTCGATTTCCGAATGAGGTTGAGGCTGTTAAAAATGCTGGTGGTCTAGTAGTCAAACTTAATAGAAACCTCTATAGCTCTACACACGCAAGCGAAACAGCACTAGACGAGGATCAATACGATCAAAGTAATTTTGATTTAGTTATAGACAATCCTGACATATCTATTGATGACAGAAATAAATTAATTATTGAGTTTCTAAAAAAACATATAACCTCACCCAAGAACCAAAAATATCTAGTTCATACAAAAAATAAGGCAACATAATGATAATTACTTATTTCCGCAGTTCATCATATAATACCCATTGTATGTGTGAGCAACAATACTTTTTCGACTATGTATTAGGATATAGGTCTCCATCAAATAAGAAAGCTGACAAAGGCACAATAGTACATAAAATATTAGAGATATTGGCTTTTATTAAGTTTACCCAACAAAAACAAAAAGAAACATTTGTAGACGATATAGTAGGAGAAGTAGATGTTAATGATTATGACTTAACAGAACTTAGCACACAAGTGTATGATTATTATACATCCAGCTTTAATCATCATGAATGGTCTGAAAAAGATAAAAAAGACTGTTTTAAATGGGCACACAAAGCTATCACTTATGCTGATGGTATGTTTGATCCTAGAAATAGGGATATACTTTATCCAGAACAACAATTTGATATTACCATAGACAAACCATGGGCAAAATATAATTATGGTGACTTAAAAGGTACACTTTCCATTAAGGGTACTATAGATTTAATTACTAAAGTTAATGAAGACACACTAGAAATTATTGATTGGAAAACAGGCAGAAGGTTAAATTGGGCAACTGGCGAAGAAAAGACACAGGAAAAATTAGAACAAGATCCACAGCTTATGATCTACTTCTATGCTGCACAAAAATTATATCCAGAACTTAAACACTGTATTGTAACTATCTACTTTATTAATGATGGTGGGCCGTTCAGTATGACCTTTGATCGCTCGGATATTATAAAAACAGAAAATTTATTGAGAACAAAATTTGAAAAGATAAAAAAATGTAATAAGCCTAAACTAAGCAAAAGTTGGAAGTGTACAAAATTATGTCATTACGGCAAAAACAACTTTAGTGGTACTGATGTAAAGCCAATGATTGAATATCGTGAAGGTAAGATATGTCAACAAGGTGATTTTATGACTATGTGTGAACAGGTAAAACACGACATAGAAATGAATGGAATGAAATCTGTAGTTGACGAATACACTGTTCCCGGTTATAATGTAGGATATTACAAAGCTCCTGGAAGTACCGAATGAAAAATTATACGCCTTTGCATTTACACACGCACTATTCTTTATTGGACGGATTATCTAAACCTGAAGATGTAGCAAAACGCTGCAATAAACTTAATATGTCAAGCTGTGCCATAACAGATCATGGCTCAATCTCTGGATGTATAAAGTTTTTCCAAACCATGAAACATAACAACATCAAACCTATACTTGGTGTTGAACTATACATATCAGACAAAGATAGTGGGATAAAAGAAAAAGAAAACAGAAAATTATCTCACATGCTTTTGCTGTCGAAAAATTTACAAGGATGGAAAAATTTAATTGAAATAGTTTCTGAGTCTAACAAGCCAGAAAACTACTACTATAAACCTAGACTAGATATTGATAAATTAAAAGACAAGCTGTCTCAAGGCAATATTATTGGCATGAGTGGTCATCCGGGCTCCTATCTAGCAAACAAGATCTATAAAGAAGACAAGTTTGTATCAGACTCTAAAATAGTAAAAGAGATTGGTGAACTATCTGAAATTTTTGGTAAAGATAATTTTTTTGTAGAAGTACAACTTATGGACAAAGAAAATGAATACCAACAAATTATCGGCAATAAACTACGGGATATTTGCAATATAAATAAGATAGCTAAAATATCTAGTATAGATGCTCATTATTGTGAAAGATATGATGCTGTAGATCAAAGAATTTTACTGTGTAGCAATCTAAAAATGACTTTACCCCAAGTCGCAAGCAAGCTATCTTCTGGAGAGAGTTTTGGTCTAGACTCCTTTTTTAAATCCGATAGTTATCATGTTTTGTCGCATGAAGAAATGAATGAAGTAAATACAGAAGACGAAATAGAAAATACCAACTTGGTAGACTCATTGTGTGAAGATTATGATATATTAGAGAAACCACACCTACCAGACTTTAAGTGTCCAGAAGGATATGACCCAGCAGAATATCTTAGACAGCTTTGTAGAGATGGCTGGAAAGATAAAATAGCAACCGATGTAGACAAATCATTACATCAGCAATATGTAGATAGAATTAAATATGAGCTAGATGTTCTTCAAGGTGCAGACCTATCTAGTTACTTTTTAATTGTGCAAGACATAGTGAATCATGTGCGTAATCAAGGATGGCTACCGGGTCCGGGTAGAGGTAGTGCTGCTGGATGTCTTGTTTCTTACCTAATTGGCATTACCGCTATAGACCCAATCAAGTATGAATTAATTTTTGAAAGATTTTATAACGCTGGTAGAAATACTAAGGGTAGAGTATCTATGCCAGATATTGATGTTGATGTTCCTATGGACCAAAGAGAGAATATCATTGACTATATTAAAGACACATATGGACAAGATAAAGTTTCTCAAATGATTACCTATAACACATTGAAGGGTAGGGGTTCTTTAA